TCTATTATGCCATTAAATCTACCACTTAAATCAGCATCGCTCTTCGATAGTTCATCTTGCTTTGTTTCTTGTTTTTTTACTTCTACTATTTTAAGAGGAGGTAATCCTGCTTTTTCTATTTCTTCAACAACCCTTTTATCATTGTATCTAGCAGCTAAATATTCACCATCAACCATCTTAGCTTTTATACCTTTGTTATTAGCATCTTTAGGTAAATGTGATTTAAAATATTTACTTATTATTTTATCATATGTTTTAGGTATAATAGCAACTCTAAAATCTTCCATTATTTGATCAAACGTAGTATTATTACCGTCTTTATTTAATATATAAAGACCAAGTATTTCTTGTATAACCTGCCTAGCAGGTTTAACATGCTCATAAACATAATCCTTAGGGTTATTTGAATTTAAGTTTTCAATTTGTAAATTTGGTATTGCAGCTGTTCTAACTAAAGCATCTACGTTAGAATTAAATGTCATTAGTATCATACCAAGATCATTTTTGCTGATTTTATTTTTTTCAAATAAATCTTTTAAAGTATCAACTATTTGTCTAAATCCTTCTCTTTGATCTTCTGCTTGACGAATTCTATCTTGTTGTTGTTCACCAAACTTAACTTCATATTGTTGCCTAAAAACAGTAGGTAATGTTATTTCAACACGGTTTATAATTGCCGATTGCGAACCTGATTTATAAGATGCATTAGGTATAAAATTTTTGAAAAAATCAAGTCTACCTCCTATTAAAAAATACTTTAACGAACCTTTTACTACATCAAATCCACCTGTTTCTAAATTTAATTTAAAACCACCTGATTTAAGTCCATAAGCTCCTTTTACTGTAGGTCCTACATATTTCAAAGCTGAATCAAGACCTATTTCGTTAATTAAAAGTTGAAATCCTTCTCTAGCAGATTTTATTTGTTTTTCATTTCTAAAATCTAAACTTCCTTTTTCTAAATCTAATATACCTTGAAAAGTTCTTTTAAAAGTTCTACCTAAAGTTTCTTCGTATATGTATTCTCCTAAAGTAAGTTTACTCTTGCTTTTCTCCCAAGCTTTAGCGGATTTTTCCATCTGCTCCAATATAAGATCTTCATACTTAAACTCTAAGTTGCCAAATGCTTTTTTGTATGCCTTTTTTATATCCTTTGGATTATTTAATGTTTTAAAACTATCAGAACCTTTTTTAAAACCATCGTATGTTTTTCCATACATTTGATCAGCAATAGCTTGACTCAACATTAATTCACTTTTGCCAGCACCAATATCCGCTATTTGCTGACTACTTCCTTCATCCGGCCTCAACTGTTGTCTCACTATAGTATTAGTAACTAACTTACCAAACATTATAGCTAAACCTTTAGCTGTTTGAGCTTGCGGTGATTGTACAAAAACCTTATCAGGTATAGTTCCATCAGGTAGTATACCAAGCTCTTGTCTAAACTGTTCTTTAGTAACTGGAGCTAAGTCATATATAGGTAAACCAGATGCTGTATCTATTCTATCACCTTTTTTATAAAAAGATGTTAACACATTAGTAGGTAAACCAGTAGATGTACCATATAACTTCTGAGTTACTGCTTTATCTACTACAGCACCTTTAGGAAATATCTTTACAAAATCATCAAACATTTCATCAAGATTTCTCATTGTATTCTTGAGTTCACCTTGAGTAAAATTGTTTTTAGGAATTAATTTTTTTGCTGGTATCTGAAATCTTTCAGCTGTTGTTTCTGGAGATAAATCAGGTAATGATTTAAAACTTTTACCTTCAGAACCAAAATCAGGCATATTATTACTTATTATTTCCGTAGCTTTGCTAGATAAATTATCATCCATTAAAGTCCTTGGATCAATTAGACCCTCAACCCTCTGCGCTTCAACTTCAGCGTCTTCTTCTGTCTGTGTAGTTTCTTCTTGAGTTGTTTGAAAATCTAAACTTGTTTCTGCTAAAAACTCAGTATCAACTGTTGAATAACTTTGTTCAAACTTTTCTTTTAATATACCTTCAAAAAGTTTAACAGCCCTCATAGGTAATATTTTGGCTACATATGCAGCTATTGGTACAGATCCGTCATATGTTCTAAATAAATCAACTAATCCACCTTCATCAAACTTAAGCCTATCAGACATTTCCTGTTCGTTATATCCAGGTACCGCTCTTCTTTTATTTACTATTTTAGATATTAAAGGGTCGAACAGACCTTCTTCAACAGCACTCCAAACACCCTGAGCACCTTCCTGATCATATATATCTTGTGCTCTTTTAGATTGCTCTTTCATTCTGGGTGTTATCTCAGATTTACTAACACCTTCTTTTACTTCACCTTTTGATTTAGTAAGTACTTTTTTATTTCCTCTAATAGCATCTAAGTCTTCTTTGCTTAAACTACCATCACCAAGTTTTTTAGCAATACCACCAATAAATTGTATTACATCTGTTTCACCTTGAAAATCTATCTTAGCCTTATCACCTCTTTTACCAATCATCATTTTATTTACTAATGATGAAAATAATCCAGTAAAACCTCTAGATTGTTTAGATTTAAGATCTATAGTTCCGTCAGCTACTCTTTCAATAAAGTTAGCAACAATTTCACTTGATTTTTTATCTGCTGTTTGATTACCAAATAAACCACTAAACATCTTATCATAAGCTGCTTTATTTGTCTCTCCAGTCCATCTAACAATAGCATCGGCTAACTCTTTCATTTGTTCAGAGTTATTGTCTATTTTTAATAATTCAGTAAAAATACCATGACCTATTTCGTGTACACCAGTTCTGGTTCTACGATTACTTACCATTTGATCTCTTATAAGAACTACTTCATTTTTTTGATTAGGATCAGCTGTTTGAAGATTATAACCGTTAGAATTTTTTACAACGTTTAGTTTTATTGTTGATGGTTGTCTTTTTTCTTTTTCAGCTTTTTTATTCTCTGCTTCTTGAGATTCATCTCTTCTTTTATCTTCATAAGCCTGAGCTTCCTCAGGTGTTTGAAATTCAATTACTTTAGCATTTAAATAATCAACAGAACCTAATCCAGTTTCTATTATCAATGCTTTTGTGTTAGCTATATCAGCTGTAACTTGTCTTTGTATATATATGTCAAAAGACTTCTTTTTTAAATCTTTGTCACTAACTATATCTTCTGGTGATAAACCTTTATCTTCCCTAATTACTTTTTCAGCTTCTTTTCTTATATCATCGTATTGCTTAGGATCTGATTCTTGTAAATAATGATACTGATTACCAAAGTCTTTTGGATTTTTAAATAAATCAATAGCTTGTTGGTAGCGATCAAATCTTTCTTTTAGCGGTTTTAGCTTTTCATTTTTAGATTCTTGACTTTGATCACTGTTTATTATTTTTTCAGCTTCAATTCTTAATGTTTCCTGTGTATCTATTGCACCAACATGAAGTTTATAGCTTTCCTCTGACAACTTGTCCCTCATATTACCATCTAACTCATATAGAATGTCGTCGTTTTGTTCTTTTAATTCTTTTACTTTTTTATCTAATGCTTTTTTGTCTTCTGTAAAATTAGTTCTTTCTTTTACTTTTTCACCTTTTAAAGCTGCTACTCTTTCAAAGAAAGGTACTTCAGGGTGTTTACTTTTAAACTCAGCATTTAACTTACCCATCTCTGATATGTTTTTCCTGTATGTAGAGTATGAATCATAGTCAGCAAATTTACTAGCTGCTGCCGCTCCAAGTACAGGTGCTGCAGACATACCAAATCCAAATAAGCCTCCAGAAAAAAGTGCATGATCTACATTTTCCAACACTGGTCTACCAGTTAGTAGGTTTTGGGCTATTGAAGTTAAACCTTCTGTTGAAGACTCCATAAAAGTAGGTACCACAACTCCGTTCCACGCGTTGTCTTTTATGTACTTTCTAAATCCAATTTTAGCTACCTCTCTTTTTCCAGCTTTACTAAACAATGTAGCTCCTTGTTTTAATATTTTAGCTGTTGGCAAACTACCTAATACACCTTCAGCTAAACCAAAACCAGTTCCAATTAGAAACTTTTCAGTATTACTGTACTCAATATCGTTAAATTTGTATTTATCTTTTTTAGACATCATCTCCTCGTAGTCCATGTCTGATATTTGATTACCAGCAGAAGATACACCAATAACACCTACACCAGCAACACCCGTAGCCATCATAGTAGCTATTATAGGTGCTTGTGTACTTATCTCTTGCATTAAGAATTCACCAAAGTTAAAATCTTTAAATGCATCTTTAAATTGAACGTCAGGAGCATAGTTAAATCTTTCTTTCTCCATATCAATCCTATGCTGTACCTGCGTTCTTTTCATTTTGTCCGCGGCTACTACACCTAGTACACCTAATCCCATACCAGTACCAACACCAACACTAGCTTCAGCTATATAAGTTGCTCCTCCTAATACTATTCCTTTAGTAACGTTATAAGCTGAGTTTGCGTTTTTACCTAAAGAATCATAATCTCTTCTTAGTAAATCAAATTCTAGTTCTAAATCAAACTTTTCTTTTAAATTGCCATTGTAAGATTCTCTATTTTTCTGATATGAATCATACATACCATTGACTAAAATAGATTCTTTATTTACAAATTCAAGAGCTTTGGTATATTTATCAACTACTGATTTTGGTATTTCTTTACCATTAAAAGTAAATTGCTCTTCACCTTCAACACCAGATCCAAATATAAAATTAGAATCATTTAAGTCTTTTTCAATTTTTTCTTTGTATTTAAATTGTTCGGACTCTTCAAGTAAAGTTCTTCTAGCTATAAACGAATCATAATCTTTATTTATTTTTATTTGATTTTCATCAAAGTTATAGTCATCATTTAAGGTTTTGTAATCTAACCTATTTTTACCTAAAAATTCTTTTTGTTTTTTTGGTGTTAATGATTTTATAAATTGATCTGTCTCATACTTTTGTAGATCTACTATTTCTTGGTCAGCTAATCTTCTTCTTAAAGTAGCCTCAAGTTCTTCGTCAGACGGTACTTCACCGTTTATCTCAGATAACTCTACTTTAAGGTTTTTAAGCTCTTGCTCATAAGGTTTTTCTATTATATTTTCATCTGGAAGATAAACTCCCATACCAACATATTGACCCATTTTTGTTGTTTCTACTTCATCAAAAAGAGTTTTATCACTATATTTATCTTCTATTTCCTGAGTTCTTTTTTTAACTTCTAAGCTTTCGTTAGCTTTGTCTAATTGTTCATATGTAAAATCTTGATCAACAAAATCTTTTTTAGGAACATATACACCCATTCCTGCATAACTAGGTAAAGAACTCTCTTGTTTTTTTACTTCAGGTTGTTTTACTTTAGGCTGTTTTTCTTTTATATTACTTGTTGCAGAATCAAAATCGGAGTCAAACTCTTTTCCTTCATTAGGCTTCATAGCCTCTGAAGTTATCTTACTTGACTTCATATAATCCTCAACACTCAGCCCTTCAGACTCAGCATTAGTTTTTATTTGCTCAAAAGATATTTCAGAACCGTTTAAATAGAATTTATTCATGTGTTTTTTTTATTGTTCTTTTCCTAAAGCTTGATCAAGTGTAGCAAATTTGTATGATAATCCATGTATATCTGTTGCTGGAGCAAACAATTCTTCTACTGTATAACTGCCACTTGATCTATTATCACTACCTGATAACATAAATTTTGTTCTACCATTATCATCCATTTTTGGAGTTACTTTAAGTTGATTATCTCCTAAATGTTTTTGTAAAACATTAGTCAATTCTTCCGCTGTTTCTTTATAAAGCTTTTCATTTTTAGTAGCAACATTAGTTGACCCATCAAAATTTCCCTTTACTAGTTTACTTAAATCACTTCCAGGCTCATTAAATTGTTTAGATAATACACTCAAAGCATTTATAACTTTAGCATCAGCTTGTTCTGTTAGAGATAATGTACCTTTACCACCTGAAGCCTTAGCAACAGCCATTCTATCTTTTTGTTCTTGATCTTTAATAGCGTTATATCTATCTAATTTGTTTTTATGAAGAGTCTCTGCTGTTTTCCATAAAAAACCTTCTTCACTATCTTTTTCGCCAAAAAGAAGATCAACAGCATCTCTTTTGGCTTGTATTCTAATAGTATCATCTGAGCTCTGTAATCTTTTTATTAAGTCTTCATTTGTCTCTTTAAGATCAACGCCTGGTATAGGGTTATCATTCAATATAGTTAATAATTGGTCAGTATTATTTTGACCTGGCTCTACTAATGATTCTCTATATAAATTAAAATCGTGTTGTAAGGTTGCTTTGTCTAAAGGCTTACCCTGATCACCTTCTCTTTGTAACTCATCTGTTATACCTGAAAACTTATCAGATACAGTTGTATCAGGAACTCTAGCTAGTTTTGCATCATAATCACTGATAGAGCTATATATATTATTTCCTTCCTCATCTTTGCCATCTGATATAACTAAAAATCCATCGTCATCCCATTTAGCTTCATAACTCTCTTCTAAGAATCCAGCTGTTCTATCCATTATACTAGTGTCAAAAGTGCCATCTCCATTATTGATATTATTGAAATCGGCATAGCCACTGCTGTCAGATATATCACGTCTTAATTCCATTGTAGAATTTAATAAGTCAAGACTGCTTACTGAGTTCTGCATACCAGTTCTTATTTTTAAAAGTCCCTCTTGAGCTTTCATATATTCAGGTGAATCAGATGAAGATTCAGCCATTGTTTTAAAGTATCCGTTAGACTCAGATCTCCACTCCTTTGCTTTAGATAAAATCATATCAGTTTGCTTTGGGGTTTTAGCGTGACTGCTTGTCTCTAATAGATTATTCTGCATGATATCTGCAGATCGTTTTTGAGCAGCATCTTGCTTTTCTCTACGAAGATCATCTTTTGCTTTTTGTTCTCTTTGAATATCTCCTCTTTTACTTATTCCAGCTGCTACTTTATTACCAAAGTCAGCAATTCCTTGACCAACATTATAATCAACCTCGTTATTTTTATATGCTTGACTTACACTTTTTATTAAACCTACGTCTGCTGCCATAATTTTATTTTTAATTATTTTTTAAACCTGGTATTGCTGATGACATCATTGATCCACCAGCACTAGTTAATCCACTCCAAGAATCTGCTGTTTGTTGTCTTGCTGATTGCATTTGAGCGTTAGCAGCACCAACTTGTTCTCCTGCAATTCCAAATAAAGTACTTTGTCTGTCAAAATTCATTCCCTGAACAGCCATCGCTCCTTGTGCTGATGCCATTTGATTTTGTGATGCTTGATTAATAAACATCTCTTGGTTTCTAGCTTGAGCATCCACTGATGCCATTTGATTAGCTTGAGACATGTTAGCACCAAACTGAGCTGCTTGTAATTGTGCGCCTTGATTAGCACTTGACTCTTGAGCTGTCATTTGTTGTATCTGAGCGGCTTGTTGTGCTGCCATTTGAGCGTTTTGTGACTCTTGCATACCTATTGATGCTGATGCTTGCTGTAAATTTTGGCTTTGTTGACCAGCCATTGCTTGTGCTAGTGATGCTATACCACTTCCGCCCGCTGCACCTCTTAAACTACCCATGGTATTTGCTAAACCTTGTTGTTGTTGTTGTGCTTGAAACTCTGCTTGTTGAGTATTCACTGTTAGGTCTTCAGCCGTGTTTTGCATTCTAGACGAAAAGTTCTGCATGTTGTCTGCTCTATTCTGAACACCCACACCAAAGTTCTCTAAGTCAGATGCAAAGTTCTGAGCGCCCGCTGCTGTATTTTGTAAACCACTAAATTTGTTTTCAAACTGAAAACTTTTATAAGCGCTTTCTTGTCGCTTAAAATTATTATTAGCTGCTGTTTGAGCAGATGATGCCGCTTTTTTAGCTTTGCTTCCACCTATTAAACCAGCAGTTGTTCCAGCTACTGCCATTGCTCCTCCTACTATTGCTATTGCTCCAAATGTCATAATATTTTTTATTTTTGTTTCATTAATAAATCTAAATCAGCTTTAGTTATTAGTGGATCTTGAAAATCCTTTGCTATAACTTCATCTTCTATTTCTTTTATATCTGTTTTATCTGTTACAGATACTGTTACAAAAATAGTATCTTCATGCATATATAAAACTCTTTTAGTACCTGGTTTAGTTATTCCACTATATGGTGCTTCTATATATTGAACACCATCCTCTGTAAGAATAGAAAGCTTACCTTTTAATATAAAGTATGGATGTAACTTTTTATGTATCTTACTTATTACTAGTTCTTTAGCTGGCATAAATATCTCTCTTATATAACAACCATCCGCAAATTTATGTTTTAAAGGATTTACTTTGTCAAACTCCTCCCCAGTTATAGCTAAACCAGAATCAAGTAACTCTTGTTCAAAGTTTAAAACTTTTTCCCTGTACTCGTTAACCTGTTCTATTGACTTATCTTTTTGTTTTTCTAATTCCATTTAATTAAATTACATTCAGTATTATAGTTACACTATAATGCATTTATTTACTACTCTCTGATACATCTGATCCAACTTGATACAACTCTATTTTACTAGTTGAATCATTTTTCATTTCCACCTCAGCAAAATAACCATTCAACGATGCTAAGTTAGCTTTATTATTTTTACTAAATAGTATAAAGTCTGTACTAACAGGTCTTGCTAAGGTAGTAGGTATTTCACAAGTTATTACAGTGGATGTTAAAGATGTACAAGCACCTAGTTCTAACGGTGATGCAGCTACTCCACCTGTTACTACACTTTTGTATATAGTATCACCAACTTGTAGTGAACTATTTATTGGACTTGAAAAAGTCATTTCGATTGAATCTGGCATATTTTTATTTTATTATTGTACATCACCATACTTTATAGCACCAAACTTTATTTTAACTGTATCGGATGATCCAATATTTGTTGGTAAAGTACCAGCCCAATTAAATCCTATCTTAGATGCTCCTCTAGCTGGATAATAATTATCATTACCATCTACCCTGGGTGTTCCCCAAGTATTAGTATAATCAGGTGATGTTATATTTAAACTACTTATAGTTATATTTGATATTGTTTTTGTTCCAGATGAAACAGCTGTTACTACTATTTGATTACTATTAAAAGCAGCACTTCCAGTGTTAGCACCTTCCTTTAGGTTACTACCAGCAAAGTCTCCTATAACCCATCCTTTACCACTAACCGCTTGTGTACTACCACTACTTAAAGCAACGTTAGTGTGACCTGACAAGAAAGCAGCATCATTAACATCTGCTGTACCATCTGCTTCCGCTATAACATTCTTTTTAGTTGATGATGAAATAACAGGTGTGCTACTACCAACTGGACTAGCTGACAACAATGAATCTAAGTCTAGTTCTGTAATAAGAGTGCCAACTCCATACTTAGATACTTCTAGGTCAAACGACAAAGTATATATATTTGCCGCTGTAGTTGTATTATTTAAAGTACCATTTACATTCTGTATATTAAAACTCCAATTACCTCCAGCGGTAGTTAATGTGTCATTAAATAAAAATGCTGTAAATGCTGGTATAACATTAGTAGATCTACTAGTTAATGTTACTTCAGTTCTAGCTGCATTTATACTAGAAACAACATCTTCATAAGCAGTGGTACCTACTATGTATTTCACCTTGCTTCCAACAAATATAGCAAAAGGAACGTTAGAAAAAACCACAACAGCACCGCTTGCACTTTCGCTTGAAGAACTCATTGTATGTCTTTGGTATTTAAAATCTTCTGGTTGAGGATTTCTAACTTCAGAAAGTATATAGCTGCTAGAGTTAGTACCTGTTGAAATACCAGTTATTGTTTTTTCAACATGTATTAGGTATTTTGATGACCCAGATACTGGCTCGTGAAAAGCATAAGAAGTTGCGCCAACATCATAAATAGATTGTATAACACCAGAAGATGTAGTTTCAACACCTCCAGTTTGAAAAGTAGCTATAGCATCTGTTATTGTTTCTTTTTTTAGTTTTACTTTAAAAATACCATCTGGTAGTTGTCTAATTAAGAATTCTCCACGACTACTAGAAAAAGTTATTTTAGTTCCAGATGGAACGGTAACGCTAACCTCTCTAGTACTAAATGTGCCAATGTCTTGTCTATAGTTTTCTCTTAAAGTTACAACGTTACCGCTTATTGAGTGAACAAAAAACAACTTACCAGCAGGCATGTCATTCCAACTAACTATAGTGTCTGTTACACCTGTATTATCTGTTAATAATGTTGAGAAAGTAGGTAAAGAAGCAAAACTCAATGTTGTTGAATCAGTGACACTTGTGTTTGTATTTCTAGTGTTATCAGCTAATAAAACATTTGAGCCTGGAAACTGATTACCATCTATCACTCCATTTGAGTTATACTGACTATATTTTATAGCAGTTAAAGGTGTATTATCTACAGCTTGAGTGCTTGTTGAAAAGTCAACACCTGGCTCTAATCTATAAACAAAATCAAGATAACTAGTTGATGCATCATATATATCTTGAAATGTATAAACACCAGAATCTGGCATAGTAAAGTTACCAGNNAANCTATGTGAAAGCCAACGGTCAACTTCACCCCACCAATACCTAGTTTCACTATAAACACCACTACCCTCAAAACCAGCTCTCCATGTTTTTTTTCTTATAATATTAAATCTAGAACTTGGAGTACCTATTATTTTTATAGTTCTAGTTTCTCCATCTTTAGATATGTCTATTTTAGATATATCTACAGATGTTAATTCATAAGGAGCTGCAGTAACTTCTTTAATTGCTTTAGCAACAAATACTATTTTATCACCAGTTGTATTTTTTGAACCAAAAGTATATCTAACAGTAAAAACAACAGGACCATCTTTATCGGTTGAATCCCAATCGTTTGTTATTGTGTACATATTTTTTCCTCCACCACCATTGCTATACACTACGCTTGCTGTTGGCGCTGTATTAAATTCAAAATTAGAATCAGGCGTAAATGTTACGGTAAATAACTGAGATTCAACGTCCGCAACACCATTACTATATGTTGCTGTATTAACCCTACTTAATGTAGATGTGTTTTCTTCAAAAGTCTCGTACGTTAATCCAACACTATAAGTTATACCAGTTATAACACCACTATGAGTTATATTTATAGTACTAGTAATATCACTAGTAACAGCCACGTCGCTACTAACCAAAGAGCAACTTACGTTGTTACCGCTTTGAGTAAAAGTGCAACCAGTACCAGAAAAATTAGTATGTGTTAAGCTATATCCAGCTAGAGGTGTTATTGTAAATACACTTGTATTAGAAACTGTTGAATTTATATTTTGAACAAATTTAACCGGATCTGATATTGTAACTTTACCAGAAATATTAGCTCCAGTTGCTGTTAATGTTTTAGTAATATTAACTTGAGTTCTAGCTGTTGCTCCAGCTATAGAAGCAAAACTACCCACACCCTGAACTGAAAACTCTTTTGCATCTAAATTATCTATAGATGTAGTATCACCTGATATAAAATTACTCCACAAACCTTCTTTATCAACAAACTCTTTAACTGAGCCTGTTTGTTTTTCTGTTTTCAAAGAGTTAGCATACCAACCTGTCGTATTTGTTGAGCTAGAATAATCAGTATTGTAAGTATATGCTCTAGATGCACTTCCTTCATAGTTTAGTGTTTTAAACTGCTTTATAGAAGAAGGTACTTCATTCATTAAGACATTTACAGACGACTGATAACCAGTTCCATAAAAATTATTTCTAACAACATTGTTGTGAGAGTATAATAAACCTTGATTAAATGTATAATACAAACCATTTAGTGATGTACCAAATTCGGGTATAAAAGATCTAAATGAAGTCCATCCATCAACTCTCTCATCAAACGATATAGTATAATTATTTAATGTTATGTTATAACATTTCTTGTTTTCATCAAACGTACCTAGAAAGCTGTTAGATAGTGGTATATTATCATTAAACCAATCTCCCATACCCTTTTCAGATATATTTGTTATACCGTCTCTAGATAGCCTTAAAACACACGATCTAGCTTTGTCTAAAAAGTACATCCTATATCCATACCAACATATAGCTTGTGGAAATTTACCACATCCATACTCGCCTAGGTAAGGTATAGTTTGTCCTAGAACGTTATTACTAGCTGTTAACTGAGGATTTCCATCAGCATTATATAAAGCATCTTTATTTGCTAATATCCTTAAAACTTTATCCTCGCAAAATGTAACTAAATCTGTGTCTCTAGCTACCAATCTCTGTATACTACCATACTCAGGATTTAGCTCTTTAGTTATAGCTTCTGCTTGTATAAATTGATTTAAGTCATTAACACCACTTATAGAGTTTATAATACCTGAGAATATTAAACCACTTTTTTTGTGATCACTTTTATATCTTGTATCTATTGTAGAAGAAACAATAGGTCCTTTATCTATATAAATAGCATTAAAATCATCTTGTATTCTATTTGATTCTACACCTGTTCCAAATGAGTAGCAATTAAACCAGTCGATATTATTATCAAATCCATGCACCTTATTGCTTCTGGATAATGTTATACTAGTAGTGCTATTGGTGCCAGTAGCTACTATGTCTTGATAGTATAATTCATCGCTAGACCATATTCTATATGTATGACCTGTGTTTATAGTGCTTGGTATGTTTCCACTCCAAGATATAACTGTTGATTTAATACCATCCGTACTAGTTGAATTACCTATACCAGTTATTACTTTTTTTGCTGAATACTGTGTATTTTGAATTTTCATCCCTGGTTTAACTATAAACAACGGATCAGAAACTTCATAATATAAATCTAAATCAACAGAAGTTGTAGGTTCTGTTTCAAATATAGCTGGATTTTCAGATATTAAGTTATCATTTTCATAATCTATTTGTTTTTGTACTATACTAATATCTGTTATTATTCCAGTAGATCCTGTACCATTAATAACAAAATCATCTTGATAACCTCCTCCATCTAATACACTTTTTATACCTATAGTATATCTTCTTCTTTTACCAGATGTTTTCTTTTTCTTAGAAGTGTCACTACTTCTGAAATCAGCTGAAACATCTTCACTTGTTATTTCATATATACCACCAGTAAAACCATCAGCATTTGAGAATTGTATGTATGTACCTACTTTTTCTATCTTAGATAAAAAACTATTTATTTTATCTTCATCTTTATAGTGTTCCAGCGAAGCTTCACCAGTATCTACGCCAGATAGTATTATAGAAAAACTTTTATTCTCTGAGGTTGGATGTCCATTGTCTAGTATTCTAAGATCATTATAATCTCCATTAGCTTCTGATTTAGTATCAGTCCAAGACAAGCTACTTACATCTTTATTTTCAACAGTAAAGTCACTGCTAGAATCTATTGATATTGATTTTTTTTCAGTAGAAGTGTATTTAGATTCATTTAAAGTGAATGAGTTGATAACATTATCATCTAGTACTTTATCTCTGTTTATCTTAACAAAAAATCTACCAGAAAATTCTGGTTTATAAGATGTATACTCTTGATATATGTTTATTTTAAAAACACTATTTGCTGAAAAAACAGACGAACCTAGTATGTTTGATTCTTTAGATTCAAAACCTTCTTCTAAATTTACCTCATAAACAGTGGTAATTCCACTACCATTTGATTCCCCGTTTATTCCACCACTTACTATTTTATATTTATCAGTGGTTCCAATTTCATCTCCATTACTATCATAACTTGTCACAGATAAGTATCCAATAGAATTAAATGATCTTGCAAATTCAGGGTTTTCAACGTCTGTTGGTCCTCTAAATTTAAAGAAAGAAGAATTAACACTAGGCTTGTCACTTATTGGATCAAGTATTTTTGTTTTGTAGCTAGACATTAATCTAACCTCTTTAGTTAAAGATTCTGGTGCCTCATTCTTAATATCTAATATTCTGTATTTAGCACTTTCTTTTACAAAATCATTTGAGTCATGTTTCTTTTTTAAAGTTATATACCTTTCTTCTGATATCTTATTTCTTTCTGAAGAAGGAAATGACAGCCAAACACTACTATCTTCTGCTAAATAAAACCTATCTAATGCTAGATTATAATATTCATTCGATGTTTCTTTTAGAAAGTACTTGTAATGAGTTGCCCAGTCAGGGGGAACTGTGTTTATTGTAGCCGAAATACTAGTTTTTAATTCTGCATAAGATTTGTCTAAATCTATTGAAGACTTTTTACTAGAAAAAACTGGTGTTTCTCTTTGAAAATAATCAGAGTAAACTACACCTAACTGATAAGTTCTTTCTGATTTTAATGACTTTTCACCAGTACCTATACTTGATACTGATTCTGTTTTTATTGTTGTAGATATTTCAGGTATGTTTATATCTTCAATGTTATATCCTTGAACATAGTTAGCATAAACTAATCTATTACCTATAGTTTCTTGAGCTTTTGCTTTAAGCGGAACATTATCCCATGGTCTTAGTAGTTGATTTGATGGTATAACTAAACCTAGTGTTTCTGACTCTACAGTGTAGCTAGTTGAAGAATCAGCTATAGTATGTGTTAAGTATATAGAATTACTATTTGATTCTTTAAGTAATACTTCTACCTTATCTACATCAAAAGGTTTAGTAAATCCACCAACAACAATTGATCTAACAGTATTTAACATACCACTATTATAACCATCGTCTGATTTATACGAAAAAGTTCCAGGTAAAAAAGCTACACTTGAGAATGGTGAAAACGTAGAATATTCACCATCATTGTATTTCCATCTATAAGCAAATCTTACTAACTTTTTTTCAAATAAAGCTTTACCTTCATTTAAATCAGCACTGTATTGTAACGTACCTATTGGTAATGAACTGGATTTATTCAACAAAACAGCCCTAACTCTATTCCCATTATTTAATAATTCTATTATTTTTATAGATACATCATATGTAGTAGTTGTCTTATCAAGATTTTCCTGGGTTGTTACTAGTGATATAACATCATCTTTTAAATATACTGGGGTAGGTGAAAAATCTATTGAAAATTCTGCACCCACAGCTTTACTTTGAAAATTAAATGAAGAAAAAGTATCACCGCCAGCTATAGTACCTATCCCGTTTCTTTTAGAAGAGCTTAGTACTAATGTTGGAGCATTTCTAGGACCTAACTTTATTGTTGTTATGTTTTCATTTTTAAATGAACTAGCAGCACTCCTTTGAGTTGAGTTCATTACAGTTCCATTATATGTGGTTTGAGTATCAAAGTCAATGGAACCTGACTTAAACTTCTCTATATTAATCTTCTTAGGATCAGTTTGGTTATCTGTCCAAGCTAGAAGACCTTCTATTACATTTATACCTGTTATAGGATAATCTGCACTAAAATTAAGTATGCTTAACTTATCTACTAGAACTGGTAAAACTTCTTTAGTTACATCATCATATTCTGCTATACAGCTGACACCAGTTGCAGCAATCATCCAATATATTTTATTATTCTCGTTGTCTACAACATGACCGATACATTTAGCATTAGTTAATTCAGATATAAAGTTAGCACTCCAGTTAGATACAGTGTTTGTACCAACATTTAACTTTTTACCATTAATCAAAGTATTACCTAAGCTGTTTTGAATAGAACCTATATCAGAACCTTCTGAAGTTATTATCTCTATGTTCTGAGCATCTCTATATTCACCATTAGGCACTAATCTTTCGTCTAGATCTTTATTCATTCGACCTGCACGAAAATGATGTTTTATTTCTGGCATTTGTTAGTGTTTAATTTGCTTAGATTTATTTCTCATTATTTGTGTAAGTTCCTCAGGCTTGAGGTTGGATAGTCTTAGCTTTGCTTTTCTTATTTCAGCAAATCTTTCCTTCTTGAATCTATTAACTACATACTCGGGGATTTGAGATTTACTAGCTAATATAGCGTGAGCCATATATTTGTACATTGCCTCCTCAGCAAACTTATGTACAACCATTTCAGAGTCAGTACCTAATCCGTCACTTATATACTTTAATGTTACTATTTTATTAGAAATATCAGAGCTAAAATATACAACACCTTTTAAGTTATCAATAAAGAATGATCCATTTGTCTGTGCATATTCAGGCGTTATACCAAACCTCTTACCAGGCATGTGTTCATGATCCGAAGTATTAGTATCATTAGTGTCTGTACTAAAACTAGAAGATCCAGAGTAAGAGTCCCAAGTAGTTGAGTTATAAGATGTATGAAGCTTTCCATCACCATCAAACAAATACTTATATTCAGAGTCTTGAAGTATACCTAATGGGTTGCTTGTGTTTCTAGTAGGATATATTATTCTTTCAACACCCGAGTCATCTTTCCAAGATATTTTAACGTAGTTAACATAATCTTGAGGTAGTACCATATTAAGTGATGGTGGTATTTCTATTTCTTGAGCTTTAAATGATTTAATAGTATCATAGTTTAGCTCTTGTATACCTCGCTGTGCGTGAAATGCAACATCTGACTTTTTTGCTTTTGTAATAATCTTATCATCACCAACATAAGATACCATAAAGTTATCTATCATATCTTTTATAGAAACAAATTGATAACTTCCATACTGCTCATTACCAGCTACTTGCCTTACTATTATTTTAAGGTTTGTTTTCGGAGAACCATCAGATTCTTGAATAGCTAAATTAACACTTGAATTAGTAAATGTTATATTTGGGCTACTATAAGTATAGTTAGCATTATCTACTGATGTGTCGTTAATAAAAATTTCAAAATCAGTTTCAGCAGATGGTAATGGATTTATACTGTTAGTAGATATAGCGAATACCTTTGTTGATCCATCACCTAAAAAGGTTTGTGCTTGGTTGTAGTAAGATTCTTGAGTTGTTGTTCCTAGTAGTCCCATTTATTATGCTTTTTCTTGTTGTACTTTTTTGATTTCTTCTTGAGACGATACCTGATATAATTGAGGATCTTCAAGTAGTATACCAGCTAAAGCTAATATTTTTATAACTAAATTAGTTTCTTCTGAATCATGCAACTCAAAGTCAACAGCATTAGAACTATTATATAACGAGACATCGTTAACAACTGTATAAGCCCAGTTAACTAATGCCGGTTTTTTTATGTAGTTATAACTAACTCCCGATGTGATAGTGGTTGGATATAGTTCTATTTTATCTCCAGAATCAGTTTTCTCTATGAAAACAGGTCTAGTAGCTGTGGGTTTTGCTAACGGAGATGCTTGATACTTTATCAAGTCTTTCTTTGATAGTTTTTCAACTAAATAATCTACACCCGAAGCAGTGTAATAAACATCACCTAGTCTATATAGAGATGTATTTAATGTAAAAACGTTTGATGCAGTTGCTATAGGTGCTTGCTTAAACAATTCAAATATAGACATCTTTTCTTTAATCAAATCAACAGAGCTTGAGTACTCATCTTGAGTTGATGGTATTCTAGCAAATTGATTTAAATCATAAAAGTATTGGTTAAAAATATCTAACTGAGCTTGATTAGCAAAAAGATTAAACTCCAACGGAGTTATATAACCTCTTTTTTCTTTGTTAGAAATACCTAAAACTCTTTGATAGACAGTATCTATATTTATTGCCATAATTTTTTATTTTGTATTAGTTAGGCCACCATTATAGATGACCTAACCTATACATGGATGTTACTCCTTTAATCGTTTCTCAATATTAGAGTATATTTCCATACCCTCATCTGTCTTGAAGAAAGCAGCTAATGCATTATATGGATGTTCATCAAAAGGAACAGTCATAACTTTTCTTCCATTACTACCCCACACAAAATTTCTTTGATCATCGGATAGCTTTAAAATACCTGCTTCAGCAGCTTTAATACCAAAGTTTCTTAATTGAACATTGTCATCAGAGACTAATTCTAAGAACATATCTGGGTTGGACTTAGCAAACAATAGTAAATCTCTTCTAAGCTCCTTAGAACTCATCTTATTCACTTCAGATCCAATCTCTACACGCATAACGGCTTCAGCTATGTCTATGTCTAGGTTTTTAGCTGCATTTAAAGCATCTATTTGTAATTCTAGATCTACTAATTCATCTTGCGCTATTTCTGCGGGTTTATATTCTTCATATAAATTATCTAGCTTTGGATGATAAATTGAAAGTAGTTTTTGTAATACTGTTTTTTCCCTAGGAACAAATAATCCTCCATTTTCAAAAACAATTCTACCTAGTATTTGATCACCTTTCATTTCATCTACAAAAACTGTTCTTTGATTTGTAGTATATTTTAATTCTCTCTCATATCCTTTTTCTTCATCAAACCAGTATATACCGCTTGTTTTTATTGAATAAGTGAGTGGACGTAGTTCATCTCTTAATGTGTACATCCTGTCTTTTATAATCCAGTCATTTTTCTTTTTAGTAACTGGTTTTTCTATTGTTGTAGATACTGTTTCTTCAACAAAATCTACTTTGTTTTGCTTTTTAGCCATGATATAATATAATATAATAAGTGTAAAAATTACCCTCATCCATTGGACAAGGGTAATTATTAAATAAATGTATTAACCTTTAATCAACATAAAGTTATTAGCTCCTTGAGTAACTAAACATCTTTCAGAGAGATAATGTACTTCCATTACATCTTTTCCAGAAGTTGCTGCTCCAACAGAACCAGTAACCCAAGTTTTCATCTTACGATCATCAGTTTCAGAAGACCTGTAACGAACATGCAAGAAAGGACGTTTTAGGTTCTTTCCTAGCTGCTCATCATATACAGTTGAAACTCCAGCAGGAATTATTACTCCTCTAACAGCATTTGTGTTTGCGGCATTAATAAATCCTCTTGTTCCTTGATCATTCAAATACTTCCAATCAGACTTATAAAAATCATAAGATCCTCTACGGAAACCTGAAAAACCAAGATTCAAGGCCATATCTTCGCTATTGCTAAATACTCCAAAAGAACTACCAGCAGCATAAGCGCTGTTAATACTTCCTAACATGTCATCAATCTTAAGAGCTGTTGCTCTGTCTAAGAACATCATGTTTTCTTCAATAGCACCTTGCTTGTCAAAAGCAGCTAGAATAGCATCAAATTCAGTAAAATTATCCGCATTACTTCCATCAAGACCATTAGTAACATTACCTCTTCCTTCAATAGCAGCAAATAATCCTTCTGTTCCAAAATCTTCATCAGCACCGTTAATAGATCCATCTGCAGTAGAGCTTCCTTTAACTCCTTTTACGGATTCCATCATCGACATTTCTAGGTAATCACCAAATCTAGCTCTAGTGTCGCCTTCAGCTTTCAAATACCACAAATATCCTGACTGACCTTCTTCTCCAGTAACTTCTACCCAACCAATAGCTGATGTATCAGATCCAGAAATTTCATAAAAATCTTTTAGAATAATATGTTTGTTTGATAAACTCTTGAACTTAGGGGAGTTAGCTGAATCTCTAGCCGCGGTTCCTTTACCAAACTCAGAACCATAAACTAGTATCTTAAATGATCCAGCGGCATCTTCATCTGTAAAAGCAAAGTTAGCTGTTTTATATGGTAATATAGTTACGTTAGCTCCTGATACTGCAGAAACATAACCATGAAATTGCTTGTTATGTGTTGCTTGAGATACAATAACTTGATCTCCAACCCTACAACCATGCGTAGTAGTAATTGCATTTCCATCTACATCATTAACTATTGCAAATACGTTAGCAGTTGCTGCGTCTGCATTAGTTGCTGTATATGCTAAGTGTAGTCTACCTTGCTCTGACCAAACAACTTGATCAGACTGAGAAGCTTCTTCAGCTCCAACTTGAGATAAAAAACCTGAAATTGTCCTATTTCCGTAAATTTCAGCTTCTTTTTCCATTAGGTCCGGCAAATACTGCTGAGCCCATCCTGCTGTTGCTGTTGCCGTAAAATCAAGGTAATTTCCTTGTAATGTTTGTTTTCGAGGTGCTGCATCAATACCTGCTATAGCACCATTATTTAATCCTGTTACTGCCATTTTTTTGTTATTTTATTTTTTAATTTTAAATTTTAAATTAGAAGAATCATTACCTAATACTTTAAACTTAAATCCACTAGAATCACTAGAACCAGCTAGACCTTGTCTTGGGTTCATATCGATATTCTTTGACTTAGCAATGCTTTGTTTTAAAGCATCAGCCTTACCTTGTTCGTAGAAATGAGTTGCGATAGCATCTGGATTCATTGCGGTAAACATAGACTTGTGATAACCCTTAGCATCTGACATTTGGTTCTTTTCATTTAGAAACTTTCCAATAAAATTACTAATGTCGCTTTGGTCTGCCTTAACCTTACCAGCATCTTTTACATTAAATCTATATCTTTTTTCACCAACGTTATATTCAAAACCTTTGAATTTGTCGGAAAAAACCTCATTGGTTTTTTTATGAAATACAGACTTCTGTTCTTCAGCTAACTTCGTAGTTTGTTCAGATTCCTTATTGTAACGATTGAAGAAATCAATAGCCTTTTGCTGTTCAGGAGCTAACTTAGATCCCATCTTGATTTCTTCATAATATTTAGACTTTAAGCCGTCTAAGTGGCTTTTTGCATTTACAACTTGCTCTTTAAGAGCTAGCTTTTTTCTTTTTATATCTCTTTCATCCTCAATATCTTCGTCCCATAAAAAAGAATCTTCCATCATAAAATCTATTTCATCATCGCTTAAATGAGGTTTTGTAGACTTGTAGTATTCTTTTAATAGTTGGACGTCTGTGTGAGATGAATAATCTTGATTTAGTCTAACATAATCTTCTAGACTTCCTCCAGTATCTTTCATGAAATCAACTACACTTTGAATGTTTTCAGGTAGATCAATTCCAGTTTGTTTTTGTTCTTCTACAGCTTCATTAACTTCATCAGTTAGCTCATCTGTTTTATCTTGAACTTCCTCGTCAGTTATCTCCTCGAGAATGCTGTCTTGCTCATCCTTGGAAACTTGTTCTTTATTTTCTTCTGAGGCTTGATCTGTGGCATCTTGTTTTCCCAACTCTTCGATTGGTGCTGATGATCCATCGGGTGTCTCCGGCTCTTTTGTTGCATTTTCTTCTTTTTGCTCTTCTTTAGTAATCACATCTTCTTGAGATTTCTTAATCTCCCTAAGATCTATTTTAATAGTTTCTTCTTTTTGTTTTTTTAAAGAAGGTTTAATTTTAATTTTATTTTCAATAGGTGTTTCAGCTTTTTCGCTAACTACCTCTTGGTTTTTGATTTCAGTTGTAGTCTCTACAACCTCTTCTAATTGTTTTTTCTTGGCCATAATATAATATAATAAAAAATGTAAAAATAATTACCTTGGTTCAAACGAACCTAAATCAAAACCTCCCATGTTGTCATTACCTGCAGACTCAAAATTCTTAGGTGGTTTCTCATTTTTTCTTTGATCAATCAATTCTGATTGCTGTGATGCTTGTATTTTAGTTCTTTTGTCTTTGCGATCTTCTTTTTCTTTTTCTTTACCATTAACCGCTTGAACCTCCATTTGCTTTAATTGCATGTTCATTTGGAACTCTAACTGCATCAACTCTTTCTTAGCTTGAATTTCCATCTGCATTTTCTGCTGATCTAATTGAGCTTTCATTTGTTCTAGTTCAGCCTCCATCTTCATAGATGCTTGTTGCTTTTGAAGTTCTGACTGAGCAGCCGCTTGCTGTGTTTGAGCATTTGCTTGGGCTTGAGCTTGTATGTTTTGCTGAGCTATTTCTTGATCTTTCTGTTGTTTTTTCTTTCTTCTAAGCTTTAGTAATTGATTAGCTAGTTTAATGTTATTTATTTCTCTTAAATCTATAGCATCCTCTAAATCAATAGCTTGTTGTTGTACTGCTACTTGAATGTTGTTTTCAAGCATTTGTTTTTCTTCCTCGTCTGGTTTTAATTCTATAAATATACCAAAGTCATGTATGTGTAGCTCTGACATCTCTTCTAGTGTAGCAACATTGTGAACACCTATACTTTGTATAAATGCCTCTTTAGCTGGTGAGTACTCTATTATGTCAGATATTCTAAGCATTAAACCCTCAGCTAATTCACTAGTTAAATGAACACCACTCTGCAGTATATGCCTAGTCGCTGTGTTTGAATTTGCTGCTGCTAACTTTTGAACACCAACTAATGCTTTAGGATCAGGTGTACTACCATCTCTTGCTTCGTTTAACCCAGTTACATCTCTTATCATCTGTAGATAATAATTGTAAGTTTGAATTAGTGTTTGCATCTTCTGTCCACCACTACCACTTGATATTTCTTGAATAGGTACTTTACCAGGGTTCATATCACCGTCAGATGTTAGTGATCTACCTATAATACTACCTGTCTGGAAGAACATGTTGAGTGCCTCTTGTGGGTTGTAGTTTGTACCGTTACCTAAATCAACTTCTGCTATACCATCAGCATCTAAGTAAACTCCATCAGGTATCATTCTTGATAAGACCTGCTGTAGTTTTAAATGTGTCAACTGAATCATGTCAGCAAAGCCAGTTATTCTACTAACTAATGATTCTATTTTACCATCATACATTCTAGGTGCAACAATACTGTAGTTCATCTTAACTTTAGTGTTATCACTTTTTGGCCTAAGCATATTCTTAGCCATCTCCCACTTTAATAGTTTCTTTGTTCCAATAACTAAAGCACCTTCGTATAAAACCTCTATAGACCTTGATACTTTCTCAAAGTTTTCATCAAGCTGTTCTGCGGGTGGATTAAATGAATCATCTTTAACTATAATCTTACTAGCACCAGATCCAGTTTTTTTAACTTTATAAACCTCGTTCATATAGGTTTTATAATTAAAGTATAAAACTTCTATCTGATTTCTGTCTACATAACCATCGTTAAGATGTGTTCTGTTATAGCCATTTTTCTTTGAGTGAGGTTGTTGCATTATCTCCTCTAAATCCTCAGTAGAAAGTTCTGGAAATTGTTTCTTTAACTCATTGACTGGTATTACCTTAACTTCACCTACATAATATATATCTTCAAAATAAGGTGAATCTGTATGAGAGTAAACTAAATCCGCTGGATTAACATATTCAACCTTAACTCCTTCTGACTTTGAAAAAGTGTTTTTAACTGCACCAATACCAATAACGGTTAAATCATAATTAATTCTTCTTCTAATTAAATCGTATTTGTTTTTCTCTAATAATACATTTATAGCTTGTTCTTCTGCTAATTCAACATTTTGTTTATATGTTAATTGCATGTGCAACTCTAACTCTTCTTTAGACTCTGGAAGTTCATCTTGTGGTGTTGCTGATAGATTTATATTAAAGTTTTGTCTAAAAAATTGTCAAAGTTCTTTAGACGCATATCTGTTAATATATCCTCCATATACTTAGTTCTCTTTTCTACTCCATGAGGATCTTGAGAATAAGCTTTTATGTCAAATGTTCTTTCAGATATACCATTAACAACTATATCTACAAACTTAGGTATAATAGGTACTGGTTTCCAGTCTAAATTAAGATAAGATAAATCACCATTAATAGATAACTCATCTTTATATTTTTGTATTGACTGTTCTCCTCTAGCGTATAATCTAAGTCTATGATAACTAGTTTCATTGCTTTTAAATCTATTAGTTCCAGATTCAGTATCTAACCACTCTGATTCTATTGCCTTACCTATTTTAAGACCATATTCTGAACTTGCTTTTTCTAAGTCGCTTAGGACTTGGCTAGGAAATAAATTTTTACTAATTGAATCAGCCATATTTTTACGTTATTATTCTTGATGAGTTTCCTTCGTTCTTGTACCTGGAAAAGCTAATATTTATATTTTGTTTTTCTTTTTTCACGTTAGGAGAATATAAGTGTCTATTACAAGCCATAATAGCTAAACCAGAGCTAATGGCCGCATCAAACTTTGTTCTATTGTTTATATCAAATCTAGACCAATCGTTTAATGTTCTATTAAAGTAAATATCACCGTAGTTGCCATTGGGTTTTAAACCCACATGTTCTTGTATATACATCTCAATAGCAGCTGCGTGTGCTTGCCTAATGTCTTCACTTGAGTTAGGTATTCCACCTATCTCTTTTTCTGTTGTAGATAACTTGTTCCAAGTTCTATCAGGTCTATTCATTGAATAACCCCTGTAACCTCTTCTTCTTATATAATATAAGAGTCTAGGCTTATTGTTCTCAGCTAGTATTGGCATACCATAAAAGATAAGTGCCATAAGTACATCTTCAAAGAAAGTCTCAGCTGTCTGAGGTCTAGCAACGTATTCTAAGAAAAAGTGATTAGGAGGAGCATCTTCCATGGAGAACTTGGTGAGGCCATGAAGAGCTCCTTTGGAACCTAGCCCGTCGACTGTCCCCGAAATATCGTAACTGTCACACCCAAAAGCACCTA